CAAGGGACCGACTTTGCCCTGGAATTCATCGTAAAGGAGTCAGGAACAGCCAAGAGTCTTTCCGGGTATAACGCGCGAGCGCAGCTTAGACCTACAAAGGACTCCTCAACACTTACAGAAACTTTTACTTGCACTATACAAGATGGTAGTGTTACAGGTAAAATCAAAGCAGCTCTCACTTCTAGTGAAACGAGCGCAGTTGCTGCCGGACGATATTTTTACGACTTAGAGTTGTTTACTACCGGCGGCACAGCAATAGTAACTCGACTCCTTGAAGGCAGTGTTACTATTACTCAGGAGGTTACTCGCTAATGGCCAAGATCACTTTAGAAATTACCGAAGTTGTTAATGGGCTAACTATTACCGAGAACCCTATTACTTTAACCAGTGATGGACTCCTTGCTACTGCATCTACTATTGCCAGCGCTGTTGTTTATAGTGCAACAGGGACAATCGCGGCTACCAACGTACAAGCCGCACTTACAGAGCTTGACACTGAGAAGATGCCTCTAGCAGGCGGAACTTTTACCGGAGACGTTGTATTCGATGGTGCCTCACAGGATATGAGGTGGGATACTTCTGCAAATCAGTTAAAGTTTAATGATGGTGTAAAAGCTGTTTTTGGAGCGGCAAACAGTCTTACAGATGCAGATCTTGAAATCTTTCATCAGTCAGGTAATAGCTATATCCGAGATACAGGTGCAGGCACTCTCTTTCTTCAGACAGACGGCCCAGGTATTACTCTTGGAAGTACTCTAAATGATGCAGCAATCTCTGCTAGTTTCATACCAGGCGGTGCGATTACTCTAAAACACAACTATAATACAAAGCTTACTACTACTGCGAACGGTCTTGACGTGACTGGACTGGTCGAGTTTGACTCCCTATCTGGTACAGGTGCTGTAGCGATTACAGATATTCTTGATGCCGACGATATGTCAGGTGCAAGTGCTACTACTCTTTCTACTTCTGAGTCGATCAAAGCATATGTGGATAATCGCGTTGCAGGTAAGGATAACACAGACGAAATTACTGAAGGCTCAAATCTTTACTTTACAAATGCTCGTGCTGATGCCAGAGTAGATGCTGGATTTACTGCTAAATCAACGAGTAACCTTAGTGAAGGCTCAAATCTCTACTTTACAAATGCTCGTGCGGACGCTCGTATAGCCGCAAATCTTATAGACGAAGATGGATTTGGTACTAATAGTGCTACTCGTGCGCCTTCCCAGCAATCTGTGAAAGCGTATGTAGCTGCACAGGTTGGTGCGCTAGGAGGCGACATTACTGGCGTAGTTGCTGGTACGGGTCTATCTGATGGAGGCACCTCAGGTGACGTAACTCTAAATATAGACAGCACTGTAGTTACAAAGACAGGAACCCAGACTCTCACAAATAAAACTCTTACTAGCCCAGATGTCAATACCCCCGATATTGATGGTGGCACTATTGATGCTACAGTTATTGGTGGAGCTACTCCAGCAGCAGGCAGCTTTACAACTCTTAATATAGCGGGTACTACCGCTAGTAATCAGCTGAATATTAAAACAAGTGCAGCTCTCAACACTGCAACTACTATTAAAAATGACACAAATCTATCGGGCTGGTCGCCGATTAAAACACTTGACGTCAATACAGAACAGCCTGTTGTTACTGGCGTATACCTTGCAGATAGCGGTAGAAAGTTATTCATCACAGGTAGTAATGGTGACTTTATAGATCGCTATGAGTTAAGCACCCCTTATGACGTGACGACTGCGGGCACAAAAACCGTGTCGCCTAACGTAGGAGATACCAGCCCCCAAGACTTGGTTATTGTTGATAGTGGAACCAAAGCATATATCTTAGGTACTCAAAACGATGTTATAAGACACTTTACTTTAGGGGCAGGAGATGCTGATCCTTATGATATTACTAGCTTTAGTCTTGCGAATGCTGTCGATATAACCAGTACAGATAATAGCCCTACAGGGTTTGACATTAAGGCCGACGGCACAAAGGTATGGGTTGTAGGAACCCAGAACGACTCTATATACCAGTTTACAATGAGCACTCCCTTCGATATCAGTACAATAGGTAGCCTAGTTACTTATGATTTAACAGCTGATGGTATCACTAACCCTACAGGTATATCTGTAAGTGCTGATGGAAGTCGCATCTATGTACTAGACCAATCAAGTGATGGTATTATAAGGTATGATTTATCTACTGCCCATAGTATAGCTTCTTCTTCGATAACGAAATTTAACAACTTTTATGTAGGCAATGAGGGCACTGCTCCTACAGGTATCTGGGTAGATGAGTCAAACAAGACTGTGCTTGTATCAGATAGCGGTGAGAATTCCGTTCAACAGTACAATACTGACGCAAATACAGCAGTTGTAGATACTGATAATTTGTTTATTGACGGGCCTGCTTATGTAAATGAAACTCTGTTTGTATCAGGTGTCACTAGGTTTGAGTCAGGGTTTAGTGTTGGAGGATTTACTACTTTGCAAGGCGTGACTACACTTGGTAATACAGTTATTGGTAATTCGTCAGGTACTAGCTCTACGCTAGGACACACTGCAGGTACGAATAGTATTACTGTTGGTAGATCTACTAAAACGCAGACTGTTAGCATACATGACGCTGTTACTGAGAGCGGCAAGACTGCTACTGTTAATATTGGTACTTCGGGAGCTTCTGGCTCTATCACAAACATCAATATTGGCGGTGGGGTTGGTACTTGTACTACAACTGTTGATGCAGATCTTGTTATCCCCACTGAGACACCTGCGTCAGCTACTGCTTCAGGTACTGCAGGACAAATTGCATGGGATACTAACTATATTTACATATGTACTGCAACTAACACATGGAAAAGAGTTGCAATTAGTACTTGGTCTTAAGACATAAAAAAGGGGGCTGCAATAGCCCCCTTTCTTTTACTCTACTATTTCTGCTTCTGCAGGTTGCTCTTCTACTTCTGTTTGCAACAACCCTATAAAACCTGTTCTGGCCATCTCCAATCTGTCTAGTTGGAACTTTGCCTTCTGGACTTCATTTCCGATGTCTCTCAGTTGAGATACTAGATACTTGCCTTTCTCGCTCATATCATCTACGTTGTACTGTGTATCGTTTAGTGTTACTGTGTTTACTGGTTCTAGTTCTTCCATTGTATTTTCCTATTTAAATATGTCTTGCCAATTTCCTGTAGTACTCGCTTTGGAGTACTCGGTGGCTCTGTTTTCAAAAAAGTTAGCGTGTTCAACGCCGTTTAGCATGTAGTCTAGCCAATCTAAAGGATTCTTCTCACTGCCAAAAATCTTCTTCAAGCCTAGCCCTAATAGTCTACGATCTGCAATATAGCGAATATATAACTTTACATCTTCTGGTGTAAGGTCAGGTACATCAGCACCTTTAAAACACAAGTCAATAAAAGCATCTTCTAGCTCTACTGAACGCTCTGCGGCACAATAGATCTCATACTTTAGATCATCGTTCCATAACTCTGGATTCTCTTGGATAAAGGTTCGGAACAGTTGGCTCATGCCTTCAACGTGGAGACTCTCATCTCGCACAGACCAAGTTACAATCTGACCCATACCCTTCATCAAGTTATGGCGAGGGAAGTTCAACAGAATAGCAAAACTACTAAACAGCTGTACTCCTTCGGTAAAACCTGAGTAGATGGCCATAGTCTTTGCGATGTCCATCTTGCTGTCCATGCCAAAGTTGCTAAGATGCTCATGCTTATCCATCATAGCTTTGTGTTCCATGAACTTCTGGTATTCATCATCACCGAAACCAAGTGTTTCGAGTAGTAATGAATATGCTTCCTGGTGTACTGCTTCCATCGCTGCAAACGCAGACAACATCATACGTACTTCAGGCTGCTTAAAGGTTGGCAAATAGTGTGTAGCATAACCACAGCATACATCTACATCTGCCTGTGTAAAGAATCGGAAGATGTTAGCCAAAAGCATTTTATTGCCTTCGCTCAGGTTCTCACGAAAGTCTTTCAAATCGTCAGCAAGGTTTACTTCGTCTGGCAACCAATGCATATGCTGCTGTGACTTGTAATGCTCAAATGCCCAAGGGTAATTGAACGGCTTATAATATTCTCTTTCTTCTAGTAAATTACTCATTTATAAACTCCTCTATCTGGGCTTTAGTCTTTACACCAACTAAACGGCCTACTTCTACATCATTGTCATCTAAAAGTACCATTGTTGGTACACCTCTTACTTTGTACTGCTGAGCCAAGTCAGGCTTCTCATCAATATCTACTTCTACCAATGGATGGGGGACGTTAATCCCCTCCAAGGTTTTAGATAGCATTTTACATGGTTGACACCAATCTGCACTAAATTTTACTAATTTCATCTTAACCCTCACACGCTAAACAAGCGCCTTCGTCGATACTATCGAACATATACTGTCTTAATGCCTCGTCTGATACAGTCTCGGCTCTCTTAAGTGCTTCACTACGCAAGTAGTACAAAGTCTTAACCTTTTGCTTCCAAGCCATCATATGAACAGCGTGTAGCTCTTGCTTTGATACATCAGCAGGGAAGAAAACATTCAGTGACTGGCTCTGGCAGATATACTGCTGTCGATCACCAGCAAACTCTATAACCCACTTCTGGTCTATCTCTACTGCTGTCTTAAAGACATCTTTAGTGTACTCATCTAAAAATTCTAACTGTTGTACCGATCCACCATTCGTGATAATGCTTTTCCAAACTTCATCCGTATCCATGTCAATCTCTTGTAGGGCGTGCTGGAGATATTCGTTTTTAAGGAGACTACTACCGCTTTTAGTCTTCTGCGTAAACGCATTAGCCCTGTAAGGCTCAATGCTAGGACTTGTATTACCACATATAATGCTACTACTAGCATTAGGAGCAACGGCAAGCAAATGAGCATTACGTACGCCGTAACCTTCACCGTCAGGGCATTCGCCTCTTTCTTCTGCGAGTTGTCTTGTTGCACGTACTGCCTCCGATTTAATTCTCTTAAAGATTCTATTGTTTGCGCCTTTTGCAAGTACGCTCTCAAAAGGAATATTGTGTCTTTGTAGGTACGCATGGAAACCCATTGCACCCAGGCCAATACTTCTTTCTTTCTCTGCACTCAACTTAGCACGATACAACTCATCAGGAGCGTTATCAATAAAGTAAGTAAGTACATTGTCCAACATTCGTACTAGATCAGGAATGAATTGATCATTCTGGCTCCACTCGTCATACTCTTCCATATTTACACTTGATAGACAACATACTGCTGTACGCTCTGAGTCTGTGGCAAGTGTGATTTCAGAGCAAAGATTCGAGTGATGTACCTGCAATCCTGCATCTTTCTGAAATTGTGGTAAAGCGTCCTGAACTGTATCTTTAAACATTATATACGGCTCGCCTGTCTCTACACGATTCTGAACCAATTTTACCCAAAGTGTCTTAGCCGATACAGTTTTAGTAACTTCTCCACTGTGTGGATCTACTAGATCCCATGAGTCATCAAACCCTTCAATACGTGTTGCCTGTTCAATTAGCTCCATGAACTCATCAGGAATAATAACGGCATGGTGTAGATTAGTAGACTTTCGGTTGACATCGCCACCTGTTGGTTTACGAATATCAAGAAATTCTTCAATCTCTGGGTGTGATATATCCAAATATGCTGCATAACTACCTCTTCTTGTTACACCTTGCGAGAAAGCCAGCATTTCTGCGTCAACCACTTTCAAGAAAGGAATTACTCCAGTTGACTCTGACCCCGCAGAGGTTTTACTACCTACTGATCTTACATCGTTCCAACAGCCACCAACACCACCGCCTACACTAGATAAGAACGCATTCTCAGTATAGTGACCAGTGATACCGCCTCGGCTATCTTCAACATAGTTCAGAAAGCAACTAATAGGCATGCCGCGGCTAGTGCCGCCATTGCTCAGTACCGGAGTACTAAACATGAACCATAGCTTACTAGCGTAATCATACAATCTCTGTGCGTGTGCTTCATCATCAGCAAAGGTTCGTGCTGCTCGTGCAAACGCATCTTGAGGGGAATTTTCGCCCTCTACCATATATCTATCTTCTAGAGTTTTAATACTAAACTCTGACAGATAGTTGTCTCTCTTATAATCAATCTGCATTTGTCATTCTCCGCTTTATATCAGACACATTGTCTGCACCAATTGCATCATCGCAATATGTTACTAAGTCCATCAACTCATAATTTGTCAAGAGTAGTTCTGCATTTGCATTTAACTCTTGTATATATTTATACTTACCATCTATAGGAATGTTATCATAGATGGTCATTGCATCTCCATACTCTCCGATAAGCTGCTCAGCTCTCTTTGGCCCTATACCATTGATGCCTGGAACGTTGTCGCCCTTATCGCCGGTTAAACACTTGAAAGAGATATACTCTTCTGGAGTTACGTTGTAGTGTTCATTCCAGTTATTTATTGTAACTTCTTTTCGAGTAACGTAAGAAAATCTACTTACGCCATCTTGGATCAATAAGTCCCAATCTCGGTCACTTGATACTAACCAAATCTCATCTAAACCATACTGCTCTTTACGTTTTACGAGGTGGGCAGCAAGATCATCTGCCTCTACACCTTCGTAACGTAGAACTGGATATGACTCTGCTAGTAGCTCTAGTGCGCCTTCATACTCATCAAAGAAGTCTATAAATGCTTGCTTCTCTGCTTCTGTTTGCTCTGCGTATTTATCTTTACGATTCTGTTTGTACTCTGGGAGTATTGCCTTTCTGTAGCTTGAAGAACCCCAGTCTGCTGTGATAATAATGTTACTACACTTATAAGATTGTGCAAGAGATCGTACGGTTTGTAGATAGTCGTCTCTAAAATCTGTTCTGCCTTGATGCTTCCATCGAAAGGCTAGGTTGAGTGCATCTATTACAATCGTTTTACCTGGTTTGCCTGATGTTGCTTGTTTAAAACTAAAAGCCACCTATCCACTCCACTTCTTCTGCTTCCAACCAATCTTCTGCTAGTAGTATGTAACAGTCTAAAAAAGCTACGAATAAATACTGTTTAGTATTTACGGGCTTTTGCGCGGTACATACAAATACCTTGGATCGATCATATTTAAAAAATAGCATAGGCTTTTGATCGCCTCCTGCCGCTTGTACTACAACCTTCTTCCACCATCGAATAATATTATTAGTCTTAGGCTGGGTAAAGATCTTGTCGCTCAATGGTGAGTCTTTATAGTTCTTTACTTCGATACAGAAATGATTTCTCTGATTAGGGACGTATAAGTCCCCTTTCAGGTATTCAAGAGCACCCGATGCGGGTACTCTCTCAAACTTCAATCCTGTAGATTCCCGAAGCATATCACGCACTAAGTACTCGCCCCTCGCTCCTTTCGCTCTCGAATCTACCATCTTCTTCCTCTTCTTCTGGTTCCTGGGGTTTGGCTTCTACAACCACAACCTCCTCTTCTCTAGCCTTTATGTGTCTCCACCATAATCTACGTCTACCTGCGCTCATCTCTCTAATCCGCTAACGTTTCCGTTCTTGATGACTTCAATCTTTTCAAGGAGTGGGTGCGTCCATCCATGTGATACGATATAAGTATTTAAGTCTTCTTGTAGCAACACTTCTACCATTCTCTCGCGCCCTGTCTCATCTAGTACATTGATAACTTCATCTAAAAATAATACATTGATTCTTGACTTAGAGATACTGCCCATTAGCTTTCTAATTGCAAGTAGGGTTGCTGTATTTACACGAGCCAACTCACCACTAGATAGAGCTAAAATGTCAATCACATTACCAGTATCGGTAATCTGAACATTGAGTTTATCATTCGATACTACAAACTCAAGGGTAAATCTTCCGTCAGATAGTTCGGCTAGATACTCATTTGCAAGTTCTTCTAGCTCTTTCACCAGGTTCTCAATCTTATATGCCAACAATCCATTAGTACTAAAAGCCTTCTTCAAAACGTCTAAGTTACTTTCGTGCTTTTGTATTACTGCGAGTTCGTCTGCATACTGTGACTGTTGAGCCTTAAACTCATCAGTCTGTTCTTCAATTACTTGGATTCTTGTGTTTCTTCTTGTACGTTTTGTGTTCTCTCGGAGTATTCCCTGCTCCACCTCTTTCTCCTCTTGAACTCCAGTACGACAGTGTCGAACGCTGGCTTCAAGCTCTGCACTGTCCACATGATGTGTAGAAATGCTACTATCGTAAGATTGATACAGGCTTTCCCAATCACGGATAGCTTTTCTGGTATGCTCAAATTGTATATTATTTTCTTTAATTCGCTTAAGTTCTGCTGTAAGCCCATCTAATTTCTCCTTTGCTTCTGCAAATTTCTCTTGCTCTACTTTAATCATCGACTTCTCTACTGAGTTGTCAATAGATTGCTTACAAGTAGGGCATTGATCATGTACTTTCCCTAGCTTTGCTAAGGTTGTCTGCGCACCCGCAGCGACTGCTCTAACTGATCCAATCTCTGAGATGAGGTCGTCAGGTTTAATATATACTAATGTACTAGCCTGTAAACTAGCGATATCTATTGCGCTGAGCTGTCGTTTATATTCATTATTTTTGGTAATTTTCTGATTATTCTCAGACCATTTTGCAAGTTCATTCGTCCAATGACGCAAACCTTCTTCGTACTCTTCCAACTTACTTTCTACTTTTAACAAGGGTAGTATGTTGGTATCACTCAATTTATTATCTTCTAACCATTTCTCTACGGTTGCTAACTGTGCTGAGATACGTGTACTGTTCGTACTTGCTTCTTTCGAGGCTTCTTTGAATATCTCAAATAGTTCTACATAATGCTCAAGGTGAAGAAGGTCGATTAAGAACTTCTTGCGATTAGAGTCTGTAGCTGTAAGAAACTGTAGACTAGCATTCGTATTCTGATATACTAGCTGAGAGAAGGTTTTAAAGTCTACTCCGATGATTCCTTGCAGGGTCTTGTAAGTATTAGTAGCCGTATGACTACTAATGTCTTCACCATCTTTCTCTAACTTCACTTTTATACTAGATTTACGACTAACAGTAATCGAATACATACTATCATCTTTAGTAAAGGACAAAAAGATGTTGTATCCCTTGTTGATATATCTATTGGGAATGTCTGCTTTTTTGATACCTTTGGAGTTCTTATTGTAAAGCGCTTCTTCAATGATTAACGGAATGGATGATTTACCCATGCCGTTAGTACCAATAATCTGAGTTAAGCAGTTATCGTCTAGGTCAAGCTCGTTACCAGAACCGTAACTAAAGCAGTTATCCCATTTGAGCTTTTGAAGCGTAATCATTATAAGTTCCTATTATGTCAGGTATTTTATCTTCACTAATTTCTAGTATGTATGTCAGGTACTCTACAAGCTCTTCATCAATTGACATATCCTTATCAATGATGAGACTTGCTTCTGACTTTCGTACTACTACTTTCTTGTCCAGGAGATCAGAGTTCTTTACACTAGCCAGATCTTGAATATCTCCTTCTATCTCGTATATCGTATGATGATAGTCGGTTGGTACCATTTCATCTGGATTTGATACTGTCTTACGCAATAACTGTGGTAAAGTGAACTGTTCCCACATCCAGCTCCAGTCCTGTTCATTGATAAGTAAGTAACCTGTCTTCACTATACTTCTGTGAAAAGATGTAGTCATTGGACTACCGGGGTACACTATATTCAACTGACTGTTGGAGTGAGAGTGTAAGTCTCCTGCAAAAACTATAGGAAAGTCTTCAAACCTACGTAGATCTACCTCAGGCTTAACGTGGGGAGGTATCTCGCCACGAACATGAGTAAATAAAGGTTGACTTGTGTTAAACTGCTCGATACTATCTTTACGATAAAGATCTGCGTAAGGCAAGATACCAAAGCCCAGATCTTCATCAATGTAAGATATATCTACTATGTGTACTAGAGGGTTGATGTCTCTAGATACTTGCTTGAGCTGCGTAAAGAACGTCCTGTTCTTTTTAGTAGCTTCATGATTACCATCGTAGATGATAGTTGGAATCTTTACTCCTCGAATAAACTTGAAGTAAAGTTCCAACTCTTCCATATTCGGCAGTCTATCAAACAGATCGCCCCCTATAATGTGCATATTGCACTCTTTCTCAAGCTCATAAACCTGTTGAAAGAATAGATCATAGCGGTTTAAAGCCCACGCTACTGGGACGTTCTTCTGTCCCAGCTTGATGTGCCAATCTGCTGTGTATAATATCATGCGATATTGAACTCAGCTTCTAAAGCCTCGTCATCAGTCTCCGCACCTGCGTTGCGCAAGCGGTCAAGCAGTTCTTTCTGTGCGTCTGCTGTTGGGCGAGGCATAACATCGTCCATAGACTTAAGATCAGCAATAGATGCCAACTCGACTTCAGTCAGAGCGCGTGG